CGCCGAAGTTCGTGCCAGGGCTGTCGACCGAACCGATCAGGCCGCCCGAGTTGGACGCACTGTGGTCCTCCGACTTGTAGACGATGACGGCCTCCCAGTCGTCACCACCGGGCTCGATGTCCGCAGACGCGACTTGATGCATCACGAGGCCGGAGCCCGACTCGAAGTGTGCCCACTTGCGCCCGCGGATCCATCGCCACTGCGGTCCGGTCTTGGTGGCCGGCACCGTCCAGTCGTTGGTGTTCACCGAGATGTCATCCCACTGCGTGATCTGAAAGCCAGACAGGGTCATGTTCGCCGAGTCCGCCGAGTCCCACCGCGCGCTCGGTGCAGCCATGGCCGACGGCAGGCCCGGGTCGGTGTAGTAGGGCGTCAGGTTCCACTTGGTGTAGAGGTAGTCGTAGGCCTCCGCGCGCGCGACGTCGGACAGGGGGATGTCGAAGAAGAGGACTTCCGCGATCTGTCCGTCTAGGTTGTGTGTTCCTCCGTCGTTCTCGCCTAGGCGCAGTTGCGCCGCCGGAGTGATTGTGCCCGAGGCATAGACGAGATCTTCCAGCACCGCGTCCTGGGCATCCACATCGGAGAATGGTCCCCGCGTCCCGAACAGGAATGCGTCGGCGATCGAGTCATCGTAGGTGAAGCTGGCCACCTTGAACTCTCCATCCGTGTAATCTTGGGCGGCATCGTCGTGCTGAAGGTTCAGGATGTTCCCGAGGACCGTGTCCCGCATCAACCACGTCATGGTCCGAGAGCTGGCTCGTGCCACATCGAGGCCGAAGAACTGGTTGCCGTTGCTGTCCTTCCGGAAGATCTGCTGCTGCGCCGTGGCTCTCGAGCGGAAGACGACGACCATAGAGAAGTCGTTGGCACCTGGGTCGATGTCAGTGTTGTCGCCACGCATGATGGATGGCGTCGCGCTCTCGAAGTTCAGCCAGTTGAGTCCACGCACCTTGCGCAGGCCCGGGCCCGTGGCCGAGTCGTTGGTCAGGTGGTTGGCGTTGACAGTCTTGTCGTTGACCTGAGTGACTTCGCCAGAGACGATCGTCATGTCATCGGTGTCGCGTGCAGAATACCATCCGGTCACGTTGGATGCGACACTAGTCGGCAGGCCCGGGTCTACGTAGTTGTCGACGCCGATCTCCCACTTGTTGATGAAGTAGGTGTTCAGCAGGCCGATGTTGGTGTCGGAAGGCACAGCCTGGATCATCGAGATCTCGCCGATCTCGCCCTGGAACGGGTTGGTGAGCGAGCCAGTCTCTTCCACGCCCACGAGGAGCGGCTGCGTGTTGAGCAGCGTCGTGACGGTCGAGATGTCCAGCGGGCTGCCAATCTCCACGCCGTCCCTCCAGATGCGGACTTCGCTGCTGCCCTGGTCGATGAGGTAGGTCATCAGGATCCAGCCGCCATCGCTCCAGTCTTCGGTCGACTCGGTCTTCGTCACGTCGCCCGAGGCCACGTTGTCGTTGTGCTCCAGCTCGAACCCGGCGTCGGTGTCCGAGTCTCCGGTGCCGTCCGTGCGCGCCACCCACCGTGCGGAGACGGTGGCGGTGTTGCCCTTCGCCATCAGAGTCCCGGCGGACTTGGCGTCCTGACGGTAGACGACGTTGATCAGCATGTCGCCAGTGCCGACGTCGAGGTCGGCGTGCGAGGCTACGGACAGGTAGTGGTCCACGGTGTCCCCGAGGAACTTGATGCCTTCCAGTCCGGTCACCGGATCGGTGAACCAGATCGGTCGGTTGGCGTCGGTCGTCTGCAGGAGGTGGTGCGAGCCAGCCGACAGGTCGTTGAGCTGCGACACGCGTCCGTTGTCCTCGATCGTCATGTTGGCCACGTCGCTCGCGTCCCAGTGGGCGCTCAGGTCGGCGAACGAGGACGGCGGCAGCTCGAGTGGTGTTGCCGGCTGCTTGTAGGCGATGCCCAGGTAGCCGGTGCCTCCGGTGCCTCCATCGTCGTTCCACTTCTCCGCCGGGAAGATGTGATAGGTCTCAGTGCCGTCGGTGACCGTGTCGTAGGTCGGATACCTGCGGATGTTGCAGCCGTAGACGTTCGGCATGTAGCCGATCGGGTAGCCGTGCAGGTCGCCAGTGCTCGGGTCGACGTAGGTCGTGGCGACGGGCCACATGCGCACCTCGCCCGACAGGTCTTCTGCGCCCGCGCGGTAGAACGCCTGCGCGAGTGGGCCAGCTCTCAGGCCCCACGTGAAGTTGACGCGCTCGATGTCACTCGAGACGCCGTCGTTCGACTGACGGTCGCTGCCGAAGTCCGTCTGCGGGCTGGTCTTCTTGCCGCCCATGCACACGCCCCACATGCCGTTCGCCGGCTGGTTGGGCATGCCTTCGCAGTGGATCGTCGCAGCGAACAGCTCGAAGCCGTTGGACGGGTCGCCGCCCAGGTCGTCCGTGTCGTTGCTCAGTCCATCGAGCAGGAGGCTGCGTCCGTCGCGCACCGGTTGCGCTGCGCCCGCCGACACGGAGTCGTATTGCCCGTAGGCGAACTCGCCGCCGGTCCAGTCGCCGCCGCGCTTGTCGAGCTTGCCGAAGCCGAAGTGGACGTATTCACCGGTCGCCGTCTCGACGACGATGTAGGTGTAGTGCGAAGGGGTCGAGTCCTGGAAGGCCCAGAACTGAACTGGCGACGTGCCGATGCGCGCGTAGCGTGCGTCGTCGATGTCGGTGTCCAGGTGGCTCGCGGCGCCGTTGCCCGAGTCGTGATCTTGTCCCCACGGCCGGTCGGGCTCCACGTAGGCCTGATCCGAATACTGGTAGATTGCCATGTGGTCCGGGCCGAGGTAATACCACTTCGCCGCGAACCGCAGGTTGGTCTCGGTCGAGTGGGTCATCGCCCACTCGCCGCTGTTCGCGTTCACCGCGGCGACGTCCAGTCGGTCCAGCGTCCATCCGTTCGACGCCATCCAAGTGGAGATCTTGGTGACGCAGTCGAGGAAGCTGGTAGTTGTTTGGTTGGTCCAGGCCATGGTGGTGCGGTCCTAGTCCATGCGGAAGCACGAGAACTGGTAGGGACGGTTCGCGAGAGACTCGGTCGAACACGGGATGATGATGTAGCGGTCGGTGCCCTGCTCGAGGATGTCCTCGGGGGTGTGGACCGTGCCGGTCTCGTCGACTCCGCCAGTGAAGAAGCAGCCGTCCAGCTCGCCGACGATCGTCGTGTCGACGCCGTTCGTTCCGGAGCCGCCAGTCGACACCATGGTCAGCGGCAGCAGGGTGTAGATGTTCGTCGTGCCCGGCGTGGGGTAGACCTTGCCAGTGACGTTCGCGCGGACCAGCGAGCCGATCACGCCGTCGTTGAACATCTTGTAGTTGTCGTTCTCGACCAGCAGGTTCTCGTTGCCCGAGGCTTCAGCCATGACGCCGCGTGGCCACATGATCTCGGTCTGCTGCTCGGAGGTGGGCGTCACTGCGTTGCGGATCGTAGTCCACACGAGGTCGGACTTCCGCAGGTAGTAGAGCGGGCCGCCGCCGGACGGGTTCTGGAATGCCTCTGCGAGGCCGGTCGCGCCGAAGTCGCTCGTGCGCCGGTTGACCACGTTCGAGCTGGCACACACGGCCATCGGGTAGGGCGTGGTCGTCGCTGGGCCAAAGCCGTTCAGCAGGCCCACGTAGAACTGGTGGTAGCTGTCCGCCTCGGTCGCGATGTTGCCACGGATCCAGCCCGTGAACCGCTTGGGCGAGATGCTGATGCCCCAGAGGTTGGCCTCTGCGACCTCCTCTGCGATCAGGATGTGCGAGCCCGAGTTGTTCGAGGATATCCAGGCGAGCGGGCCGATGCCCGGCTGGGATGCACCTGCCGTGCCGATGCCGGCGAGCGCCGGGTTGAAGGCGAGCATGCCGTAGCAGGCGATGGCGTATCGCTTCTGCCCGCCGGAGTCTTGACGGTAGGTCCGGAACCCGACGTAGGGTGCATCGCCCTCGGACACGGTGCCCAGGAGGATGACTTCCTTCTCGTCGGTGAGGCTGTCGGCCGATCCCCAGTTCGTGCTCCATTCCGACTGCCAGCCGGTAGCCGTCAGGGTCAGGTCGAACGAGCCGCTCGAGCCCGTGCCGCCGGTCGCCGCGATCGCAGTCGTGCCGATGATGGCCTGCATCGTCAGGTCGAGCGTCGCCACGTCGTCGCCAGCGAACGCTGCCGGGCCGATGCCCAGGGTCGCTGCCTCGTTCGTCGTCGGGGTCGTCGTGTAGGATCCGCCGGCCTCGTAGAGCGTGACCGTAGCCACGGCCGAGCCCGAGAGGGTTGCGACCTCGAACTTCGCCTTCGAGAGGCTGGCGCCCGCGCCGTCCTGGACTTCCAGGATGTCGCCCACGGCGTAGCCGGATCCGGCTGCAGCGCCCACGACCGCTGAGGCCACGCGCTCGGCGAAGGCCCCGCCGTTGTTGATGCGGACCGTGCCGATCGGCCCGGTGCCGCCACCACCCGTGATGGTCAGGACTTCCAGCGTGCAGCTCAGTGTCACGCCGCCCACTACCGCCGCGGAGGCGTGGGTGATCGTCAGGATGTCCCCGACGGTGTAGCCAGTGCCGGCGGCATTCAGCACCACGGCGGACACGTGCTTCGAGGTCGCGATCGTCTCCCAGGAGGTGAGGGCCTCCCGGTAGGTGTCAGTCGCCGCGCAAAGGTTTTGCTGGTAGGTCATGGTGCCGTCTGAGTATAGGAAGTGCGGGCGCCCCTGTCTACCCTGCACCACCAAAGGTCGGCAGGGGGCCCACGAAACTGGTTATTGGAGGGTGCCGTTGACCATGTCCTTGTTCCGGGCGAGCACGTTGATGATGTTCTCGTCGAAGTCGCCCTGGTCAATGCGGTCGGGCACCTCGTTGGGGTCTGTGACGTTGGTGACGGAGACCTTGACCTCCGGGGCCGGCTGGTTGCCGCCGCCATTCGGGACGATGGTGCCGGTCTGCTCCGGCTTGAAGATCTCTGGTCCGTTCTCGCCCACGACGAAGCTACGGCCCGGCTGGACCGTGCCGCCGTCCGCTCGTCCCTGGTTGGTGTCCGTCTGGGTGTTGACCGCGGTCGTCGCGAGGTCGGCTGCCGGGGCTGCCGCGCCACCGACCAGGGTGGACAGGGCCTTGACCACGAGCAGCCGGATGATGATCTTGGCGATGTCGGCCAGCAGCGAGCGGGCGAAGTCCTTGAAGCTGAACTTGCCGGTCTCTGCGAAGGTCGTGATCGCTTCCACCGCCGCGTTGGCGAAGGTGTCAACGAGCTTCTCGCCCACTGCGGCGAGGTCGTTCGCCTCGGCAGTGATCTTGTCGAACGCAGCCGTGAACCCTTGCTGGAACGTGGTCGCAGCCTTCTGGCCGTTCCGGTCCAGCTCGAGCACCGCGGCGTTGAACTCACGCTGGGTGATGAGGTTCTTCTCGAGCTTGAAGTTCAGGTCGTCGAGCGAGTCGGAGTAGGTCTCTTCGACCGTGCGGCCGAGGACATCGTTGATCGCCTCGCCCATGAGTGCCGAGGAGACTCCGGCCTTCTTGGCGGCCGTGGTGATCCGCTCCACCTGCTCGCGGAGCGTGTTCGCCCCGTCGGCGCCTGCGATCAGGGCCTGCTTCATCTTGTCGCCGGTCACCGCGACGGACTCACCGGTCAGCTGGGCCTGATCTCGGATGCGCTTGAGCACCTCTTCGAGCACGGCACCGCCCGACTTGAAGTTGAGTTCCGGCAGCTCCGGCAGCTTGAAGTCGAGCTTCTTGAGCCCGGCCAGTGCGGCGGTCTTTTCCTTCAGCGTGATGAGACCTTCCTTCTCCAGCTGGTTGATGGTTGCGGTCACGCGGGCGCGTTCCTGCATCGGGCCCCTGATGTCCTCGATCACCTTGGTCCGCTCACGCTGGGTGCGCAGCAGCTCCTGCTGGGCAGTGATCTGCGCGCGGATCTTGCCTTCGGTGTCCTCGGCTGCGGTCTCCTTCAGGACCTTCTTCAGCTCCTTCTCGACAGCGGCCTGCAGCTTCCGCTCGCGGGTGAACTGCTTCGACAGCTCCAGGCTCTTCTCAAAACGCTCGTCGGCGAGCTTCGTCGCCTTCGCGAGGTTCTTGGCGTCTTGGGTGTTCTCCCTGTAGGCCTTCGAGCTTTCCTTCATCGAGTCCTTCAGCACCTGGATGCGGAGATTGAGCTGGTCGATGCGGTTCTTGGCCACTTGGCTGGTCTTGTTGCCTTCCTCAAAGACACGCTTGGTCGTCTCCAGCTCCCTGTTCAGGGACTGCAGCTGCGCGCCCATCTGGCCGAACGACGACAGCGTCGCGGCCTGTGCTTGGTTCTCGATAGCCTCGGTTGTTTCCTCGATGAGGTTCTTCTGGATCTGCAGAGGGATGGCCGCAGCCGCAGCGATGACGGAGATAGCTCCGAGGGCTGGCGCTGCTGCAGCTAGTGCAGTGAACGCACCGGTAGCTGCAATGGCCGCAGTGGCCATGACGCCCAGGCCGATGATCAGCACGCCGACGACCGCGGTCATGACGACGATGTTGTCGGCCATGAACTGGATGGACGCGGCGAAGAAGTTCGCGGCACCGGAGGCTTCGTTCGTCTCACCGACGAACTGGATCATCTTGTTCTCCAGCTGGGTCAGTGCCTGACCGATGGTCGGCACCGTCTGGGCGAACTCGCCTTCGAGCTTGGCCGCCGCGCGGGTCATGGCGTCCACGACCTTGGCGCCGGTCAGCTTGCCGGCTTCGCCGAGCTTGCGCAGCTCGCCGCGGGTGACGCCCAGGCTCTTGGCCAGGGTGTCGGCTACCTTGGGCAGCTGCTCGAGGACGGAACGCAGCTCGTCGCCACGCAGCGCGCCGGACGCGATGCCCTGGGACAGCTGGATGATGCCGGCCCGCGCTTCTTGGGCGGATGCACCGGAGAGGATGACTGCTTGGTTGAGTGCCTTCGTGAACGTGAGCAGCTCGGACTGGCTCTTGCCCAGCTCCTTCGACGCGAGGCTGACGCGAGCGAACAGCTCGGCCGTCGCACCGTAGGCGGAGCGGGTGTCGTCTGCGATCTGGAACAGCTCACGGGTGACCTTGCGCAGGTCGTCCGTGTCCTTCGTCACGATCTTCAGACGGTTCTGGTAGTTGGTGAACGTGTCGGACAGCCGCACGAATCCGCCGATCAGCTCGCGGACGCCCACGGTGATGCCCAGGCCTGCGAGCAGACCCGTGACCCTCTGGACCGAGTTGCCGAGCTTGTCGGTCTCTGCCTTCGCCTTCTTGATTCCACCGACGCGCACACGACGGCCGATGCGCTCGGTGACCTTGCGCGTCTTCTCTGCCGTCTTGTTCAGGCGCTCGAGTTGCTTCTCGATGCCTGCAGCGCCGCCACCCTTGTCGGAGACGACTACGTCGATGTTGAAGACTACCATCTAGCGGATCTTCCTTCGGTTGCTGTTCTTCGCTGCTTCGCGTTCGCGTCGCTGGCGTTCGATGTCCTGGTCGGTCTGCTGCTTGCGCAGGTAGATGTCGTCGAGCCGGTCCATGACCGTCTCGAAGAAGTCGAGCATGGTTGGGCTGAGTCCCTTCCGCTGCCCGTATGCGATGATCCTACTGTTCGGGATCGGCCCGATGCCGCCACCGAAGTCACGCTCAGTCGAGAGACGGTGGAACGCGGTGAGGTAGAAGTCGTCGGTGGGATGCTTCGGCGGCTCGTCGAGATACCAGTCGGGCAGCCTACCAGTGCTGGCTTCGTATGAGCCCGATTCGATCTGGTGGCCGTCGACCGCATACCTCAGCTCCCAGAGGAGCCGCTCTCCGAGTTTCCCACGAACTCCTCCACGTCCTCGTCGGGGACTTCGTCCTCCTCGTAGAACTCTCGGTTGTCGTCGGCCACGTCGCGGATGCGGTCGAACAGCTCCGGCGCGTCCTTCAGGATGGCAGCCATCAGCTCGGCGAGGTTCTCCTCGCTGAACTCGACGGGCGCTCCTTCGTCGTCGACCACGTTGACCCAGTCCACGATCACGTGGGACTTGAACAGCTCTGCTTGCTGCTTGCGGTCCTTGCGGATCTCGGCGACGGTGAGGACGTCGCTGGACTTCTTCTTGATGGCCTTCGTGCCCACGGCGAGCAGGGCGTTGAAGTAGGGCTTGTTGAACGAAGAGGTCGACTTGACTTCGATCCGCGCGCCTTCGCCGATCTCGTCGATCGAGACGAACGCGGTGCGGTCCGAGATGTTGAACTTCTTGAGGCGGGTTGCGAACTTGCTCATGGGTGGTGCTCCAGGCTAGGGGGTTACGTGCGGTCCGTGGGGACCTTGGCGAACAGGGAGATTCCAATCGACACGTCCGGGATGGTCCCGACCGGGTCGTTGAAGGCTTGTCCCGTGATGTTGACCAGGATGGTCGCATCGATGGGGAACTCGCGGGAGCCGTCGCCGAAGGTCAGCGACGGGAGGTCGAAGGCGATCGCTCCGTCCTCGTTCGACATGATCGAGGAGAAGGTCACGGTCGTGTTGTTCTTCACCGCGTTGACGATCGCCTTGTTCGTGAAGGCCATCTGCCCTTCGAGGTTGACCTCGAACAGGCCGCTGTTCATGAACGTCGCGCCCAGGGTGCCGAGGCAGTTCTCCGGGCTGATGTTGTTGCGCAGCGTCAGGGTGAGGGACTTGAAGCAGACGTCGCTCGCGCTCGAGACCACGTCGGTCGTCAGTCGCGGCAGGCCGCTCGACGTGTTGAACGCCTCGGTCCGCAGCGGGCTGATCGCATCGCTCGGGCCGGTCGCGCGGGAGGCGGTGATGTCCTCGGTGTTCGTGCCGATGAAGCCCCAGGTCGCCGTCGACTTGTCGATCAGCGGCTTGTTGATCACCCACTCGTCGCAGAGGTTGCCGACCGAGTATTCGTATTCCGGGGTGCCGACGCCGCCGAGGTCCACGTAGGTGCCCTCGAAGGAGTAGGACCGCTCGAGGAACTCGTTGTCGTCCGACGCGCTGCCCACCGGGACGTTGCGCAGGAAGCGGCCGAACATGATGTCGACGAGCGTCGCGTTGCTCGCGTCGGTCGTGGTCAGCTTGACGTCGATCTTGTCGAGGTTCAGCGTCGCGCTCGAGATCGAGGTGATCCGCGCGTAGCCGTAGACGTCGCCCGCGGCGCCGTCGTCGAACATGTTCTGGCGAGCGCCAGCGTCGTCGTCCGAGCCGATGTGGATGTATTGGCCGGGGAAGAGGCCCAGGGTGGACCAGTCCGCGATGTCCGCGGCGGAGACGAGCGTTGCCGTCGAGCCGGAGATCGTCAGGGCGAGGTCACCGATCGCGCAGCGCACGCCGGCCACTTGGAGGCTGGCGTTCGTGCCGGGGGTCTCGACCACCAGCGTGCTGTCGGTCGTCAGGGTCGTGTCGGTCGAGGCCGGGTCCACCGTGAGCTGGTGCAGGCCGTTGTTCGCCGAGTTGGTGTAGCCCTTGCCGTAGACGAGCGGCCACGGGCCGAGCGCCACGAACTGCAGCTTGCCACCCATGAGGGCGGACAGCGAGGCGATGGTCCAGGTCGTCGAGGACGCGACCGGCGGCGGGAGGAGTCCACCCGTGGTCCGGAAGTCGAACTCCTTGTTGGCGAACTCCGCGAAGACGAAGCCCTCCATGAAGTCGGTCGCGGCGTCCATGGTCATGTCGCCCTCGTATTCCACGCTGGACTCGAGGTTCACCACGGTGCCCTTCTTCCGACCGCGGTCGGGGGAGATCGGTCGCCGCTCTACGGTCGTGATGGTCGCGCCGAACGCCGACGGGTTGTTCGGCTCGAGCGTGCGCCAGCCCGAAGTGGGCTTGGTGCCGAGGGTGGACTCGATGCCGTATCGGAGTCCGAAGTTGTTGGTCTTGCTTTGGGCCATGGTGTAGGTCTCCTAACGGGTCTCAAAATACTCGAACCGGGCTTCGACTACAAACATGAAGTAGCCGTCGACGAGACCATTCTCGCGAATCTCTGCGTCCCAGGTTCTGATGGTTGTTCCGGCGATGTCCAGGCCCTCCAGCAGGGTCCGCGCCTCGTGTGCGAGAACGTCGCCATCTCTGACTCCGTCATCTTGCGGGATGAAGACCTGGACGAACGCCGACCCTGTCCTCGAAAACTTTCTCTCTCCGACTCCGCCGAGCGAGTATTGCCCACCACCGAAGTGGCGCACGGCGAACCGCACCCAGGACACGTCCGACGGCGGGTCGAACTTTTCGTTGTCGAACGTGATCCGCGCTTGCGGCACGCCCGTGAAGTTGTTGTAGAACTGCTCGTAGAGTGCAGTCCGTGCTTCGGTGACGGTTGTCATGCTGATGCGACCCCCTTCACTGCTGCGACGATGGCCTTCTGCACGAAGCCCGGCGGGGCCTGCGCACTGTTGCCGTCGTTGAGCGTGAGGATGTATGGCACGTTGTTCGCGATGACGATGTCACCCTTCTTGCGGTTGTAGCTTGCAGCGAGCGCGTTGCTGGCCGCGAGCTGCTGGCCTCGTGATGCTGTGCCACCCTTGGGCGGCTTCGAGCCGGCTGTCGAGCGGTCGGGTGCTCCGACGTATGGGATCCAGTTGGCCGATGCCCAACCGGTGTCGATGGGCGTGCCGCCTTCCGAGGGCGCCGAAGCGAGGTTCTTCACCACGTCGAGGGCGAGCTTCGCCATGACGTCGTTGATGAACTCGTTCAGGTCTTCGACTACCACTCGGAGCTTTGCCATCAGACCTCCGCCAGGGAGGCCAGCTTGGCTTCGAGCTGCTTCTTGCCGTGCGCCTTCGTGCCGTCAGGGAACAGGAACCACGCGCCACCCAGTTCCTTGTAGGGCAGCGGCTCGGGCTCGACCATGTGGCCGGCGTCGTGGTCGAAGTTCTTCATCGAGATGTAGCCGCCGCGGAACCACGTCTGCATGCGGTGTCCGTTTGCGGCCAGCTCGTCGGGGACGTCGTCGCCCACCATCGCTCTGCCGGTCTCGAGTTGCACGGACTTCGCGAAGATGAATGGGCCAGCGGGGTCGAACTTTTCCTTCCAGTGTCTCATGGGTGGTGCTCCTTGTGGGACTAGACGAGGCCGGCGCCGAACGCGACGAGGACCCAGGCGGAACCGTCGTAGACGAAGTCGGCCCACTCGCTGACGCCGATGCCGACCAGGGTGTCGGGCGTGACGTCGAACGCGCCGGTCGCGCCGACATCGCGCGCCACGCGCACGGTCTGGCCCGCGAAGGCATTGGTCGGCAGGGTCATGGCACGGCCAGCCGCGATGGTGGACGTGATGAGGATGGTCGAACCGTCGCCGAGGTTGGCCGGGGCGACGTATGCGGCGTCAGTGTCCATCTCGACGAGCTGACGTTGGTAGGGGACGACGGGTCGTCTGGTGTGGATGTAGCCCATGGGTGAATCTCTCGGGTAGGGGGTTGGACGGTTGGGGGAATGGGGTGGCGGCTTGACCCCCGCCTGGGTATCAGAACTAGCTGACGGCGTCGAGGAAGAACGCGCCGAGGTCGGCGGCGATCAGCTTCTGGTCGAAGCTCATCTCGATCTGCAGGCGGTC